AATACATGAGGATTTGATACCTATTATTGAAAAGAAGTTTGGTAGGGTAAAAAATTTGAAACAGCTGAAAGAATTAGTGATTGATTTGCAGAACTTTAAATGGTTGAATCGAATATTGATAACTGAGAAGTATAAGGAAAACATTTGGGGAAAGATTGAGAATAATTTTGTGAAAGGTGCGGATATCATTCTTATGAATGCTCATCAGTCAAAGGGTTTGGAGTTTGATACTGTAGTGCTTGGGAATGACTTTAGGCAATTGATTCATAAATCTGGTAGTTTTGCGAAATACCATCAGGAGGATGAATACAATTTAATGTACGTCGCAATGACTCGTGCTAAAAAAAGGTTATATATAAATGACAATTTAAAGGCATTTTTAAGGAAGAAATATGATAAATCAATAGTTTACAAGGAGTGTATGGTGAATAGGTGTCACAAATGTGGTGAAAAAACGAATTTACAAATATCTCATGGTCGTGAAAATTTACCTGTATATGTAAAACCACGTCTGGAGATGACATATCATTTTTGTTTAGAATGTACCGATATTTACATTAACTCTATCCCCATCATCAACGTGAAGTTCTACCGGAACTGAGTATTCAAAAGTGTTTCCATGCATGAATAATAATTTACCATTTTTTTTAAACTTGAAAATCATACCATATTCACTATTATAACACCAGACTCCGTGATTTTCGGGTATATTTTCATAATTGACATCATCTGGAACTTGAACAAATGTACCATTAGCGTTGCTCAGAAACATTGAACCGGGGGAAATCATACAGGTATTATTTTGTTCAAAATGCATGAGATTTTGAATGCTTTTAACTGTATTTTCCGCGTCATCGTCATAGCAATTAGTGTCTTCATTTGCTTCGTATGCTTCTTTAACTTTCTTATTGGTCAAGTTGATATCAACATTGAGATGAACGTCCTTAAGTGTAATAGAATTTGATTTTATGTTATCGGCTTCTATTACATTTGCTCTAATAATATTTTTTACGTCTATTGAGTTATATGATGCGTCTTTCATTATATATATTTAAGGGAATAAAACTTTAATATTATTTTTATAATGGTATAATTTCTTATGATAATATAAATGGTTTCTACACGCCGTAAGACATACGCTCTTCCTGAGGCTATAAAGAGTGCTTCCAAGTCAATAGACAATGCGTCTAAAGTGATAGCTAATGCTGAGAGGAATCTCTCTAAATCTACTACAGCCAACTTGAAAATTGAGAATGGTAAGATGACTTCTGGGTCTGTAAAAGATGCACAGAAGAAATTGGTCGAAGTAAAGAAAAATCATGAAGCTGTCGTGAAATCTTTGAAAAATGTTGAAAATGAGGCGAAGAAGGTTGTTTCTTCTGGGTTGAAGGCTATAAAAGATGTTGAAAAGGCCAACAAGAAAGCTGAAGAGGCGAGTAACTCCAAGTCTTTTTCTCCTGTTGTTAAGAAGCAGATCATGCAAACTGCTAGAAAACGTTCCACTGGACTTGTTGCTGGTATGAGGAAATTGGTTGTATTAAGGAAACGATCTACAAAACTTAAGACTATGGCTGAAAAGTTAAAGGAAAAATATAAAAATTATCTGTATAAGGCTGCTAAGACAAATGCAAATATCGGAAAAACTACTCAAAAAATAGCCGAGTTAAGTGCTAAAAAGAATAAGATCAAGAAGAGTAAGAAGACAATGTTCAGAGCGGCTTCTACGAAAAACATGATGTCTCCTAAGATAAAGTTTCGTTTCTCTGATATTTAATTTCTAAAATACTTAAGGCTTTAAAAGGCATAAAAAGTAATATGTATGATGATATTGATAATATAGAATTTTCTTTGCTTTGTCCTGAAATAATAAGGGGGCAATCAGTAGTGAAAATTGAGCATGCTGATATTTATGATAAAGATCGTATGCCAAAATTTAATGGATTGTCTGACATTCGTTTAGGGACGACTGATAGACAGTACAATTGTTACACATGTAAGGGTGACGTGAGTGATTGTCCTGGACATTTTGGACATTTAGAGTTGAGTCACCCAATGTATCATCCGAGTTTCATGAAAATGGTGTATCGTATATTGATGAATGTATGTTTTGATTGTAGCCGTTTGTTGGTTCCAGAGGAAAAACTTTTACCAATATTTTTAAAAATGTCAAATAAAAAACGGCATAGGTTTGTTTCTGGTCTTGTAAAGCCTCGTTCTATTTGTAAATATTGTGCTGATAAGTATAACGAACAGAATGATGGAAAAGAATATGAGAGGAAGCAACCAAAGTTCACATTTGAAGGTCATAAAATCTTCGTAGAGCATGATGATGAGGAGAAGAAATATTTAGATTCAAAGTATGCTCGTAGAATTTTGAAGAAGATAAGTACTGAGGATTGTATGTGGATGGGTTTCAATAAGAAAGTTAATCCACCTGAGAATATGATATTTACTGTTTTTCCTATTAGCCCTCCTCAGGTCCGTCCATCTGTCACCATGGATACAAGTTTACGCAGTCAAGATGATTTGACTCATAAGTTATCTGAGATAGTTAAAGCAAATTTGAAATTGAAATCTCTTATTGATGAAGCGAATGATAAGGGTATGGATGGTGAAAATGTTTCAAGTAAAAACGAATTTATCAACCTCTTGCAATTCCATATTAACAGTTATATTGATAATGAGATACCTGGGCAGCCTCAGGCAACGCAGAGGACTGGAAGACCGATTAAGGGTATTAATCAGCGGTTGAAGTCTAAGGAGGGTCGCGTAAGAGGTAATTTGATGGGTAAGCGTGTTGATTATTCTGCTCGTACTGTTATTACCGCGGAGCCGAATATTATGCTTGATGAACTTGGTGTTCCTGTAGAGATTGCTCGTAATTTGACCTTTCCTGAGACTGTTACAGAATATAACAAAGAATTGTTACAGAAATATGTAGATGTTGGGACAAAACCGACACATTTGAAGGAGGTTGGTGCGAAATATGTCACGAAGAAGGATGGTAAATGTACTATGGATTTGCGTTTTACAAACAATCTGCAACTTGAGATTGGTGATGTAGTTGATAGGCATATGAAGGATGGTGATATGGTGGTATTTAACCGACAACCAACCCTGCATAGGATGTCTATGATGGCACATAAAGTGAATGTCATGAATCATTCAACATTTCGCATGAACTTATTTACCACCACACCGTATAATGCGGATTTCGACGGCGATGAAATGAATTTACATATGCCACAGTCTCTTCAGGCTAAGGCTGAGTTACAAGAATTACTGGCGGTTCCTAAGTGTGTGGTTTCACAGCAATCTAATAAGCCAGTAATGGGTGTTATTCAGGATACACTATTGGGTTGTAGGAAAGGATCTACGAGGGAGGTTTTTATTGACAAGGCTACATTTTCTGATATATTGTTACGCATGAGGACGAAGGCTCCTGAAAGGTTGCCTAAGCCAGCGATATTGAAACCGGAGCCTCTTTGGACTGGTAAGCAGATGTTCTCTTTGTTATTCCCAAAAGATTTTGACTATGAGCGCAAGAGTGGATGGTACAATAACGAAGATGACAAAGACTTTTCTGTATGTGATACGAATGTTATTATTAGAGGTGGTGATTTATTGAGTGGAACTTTGTGTAAGAAGTCTTTGGGAACTTCTGAGGGTGGAATAATTCATCGTTTATGGTTGGAGTATGGTCCTGTTGAGACTAATTGGTTTATGTCGACTATTCAATTCATAGTAAATTTTTGGTTGATTGAGGCAGGGTTTACTATTGGTGCTGGTGATTTATTTACTACAAAGGAAGTTCAGAAGAAGGTGAAGGCTGTTATTAACGAGGCTACTGATAAGGTCAATCATATTTTACATATGAAGAAGACGAATCCCAATAATATGTTTGATTATGAGAGTAAGATTAACCATATTACTAATAATACCATGCAGCAGGCTGGTAAGATTGTTCAGGACAACATTCCTGATAAAAACAACATCAATATTACTGTTAGCGGTGGTTCAAAGGGATCTGTGATTAACATTGCTCAAATTATGGCTTGTGTCGGACAACAGAATGTGACTGGTAAGCGTATTTTGAAGGGTTATAACAATCGTGCGTTGAGTCATTTTGAGCCTAATGACATTACACCTGATGCTTGTGGTTTTGTTAGACATTCTTATCTGGCCGGATTGGAGCCACATGAGTTCTTTTTCCATATGATGGGTGGTCGTGAGGGTATTATTGATACGGCGGTTAAAACAAGCACAACTGGATACGTACAGCGGCGTTTGGTGAAAGCTATGGAAGATCTTATTGTTACTGATGCTGTATGTGTGAAAAATTCAATGGGTGATATAGTGAGTTTCGTGTATGGTGATGATGGATTGGATGGGTGTTTCATGCGTGGTGTGAATGTGAAGGGGAAAAGGATTTACACTCCAATTTGCTTTGAAAGTTATGAGATTACAATTAAAAAGTTATTTAAGGAGAATCCAAAAAAATTGACTAAAAAGTATTTCGAGGAAGGTAAAAAGAAAATAAAGGAAAGTTTTGTAATCATTCACGGTGACGATGATGAGAGTAAATTTTTGAATAATGTTGCTATATCAAAGTTAGTATTCCAGATTGATAATGAGATGACATATGACAGGTTCAAAGATTTCAATAGGAGGCAATATGACTGTATGCTTGATGAGATTAAATACAGTTTCAATAAGGCAAAAATTACTCCTGGTGAGAGTATTGGTGTTATCGCGGCACAGAGTATTGGTGAGCCCACTACACAATTGACTCTCAACACTTTCCATAGTGCCGGTATTAGTGCAAAGAATGTTACTTTGGGAGTTCCTCGTTTTACAGAGTTGATTAATGTTGCTAAGAATTTGAAGACACCATCTATGAATATTGTAGTTGAGACTGCTAACTCTCAGGAGGATATTGATGTTATTGCTTGTAATATAGAGAGTGTATTTCTTAATCAAGTAGTAAAGTCATTTGATGTGATTGATTATGATCCTGGTAACGAATTGCTTCAATCTTATCGGTCTATTGTTGATGTTGAATTACATGAGCATAGGGTGATACGGATGACTCTTGATTATGAAAAGATGAATATGCAACATTTAGACACTACACAACTGTCAAGTGTTATGAATTTGTCTTGGAAGGATATATTTTGTGTAGCTAATTCCTTGAATGACGATATTGTTGTTATGGATATATACATGCGTCAAGGTCTCATAAATACTGAGAATGAGTATTATAGGTGGGCTAAGAAGTTATTGGCTAAGACACGTATCAAGGGTGTTCCGAACATTACGAAAGTTTATACAAAATTTGATATTGAGATGAATAAGTGGGTAATAGAGACCGATGGTATCAATTTGCGTAAAATTCTTTGTATGGATGATATAAATCCTACGAGTGCTATATCTAATGACCCCCTTGAAGTGTATGAAATTCTTGGTATTGAGGCGGCGAGAAATGTCTTGTTGAAGGAGATACGAAAGGTGATTGAGTTTGATGGATCATATGTGAATGTGAGACATTTTAATACTTTAGTTGATACCATGACTAATAAGGGTGAGATTATGAGTATAACGAGGCATGGAATAAACCGAAGTGAGACTGGTCCTCTTATGAGATGTTCATTTGAGGAGACAGTAGATGTGTTGAATGATGCAGCTATATTCAACGAGATTGATAAGTTAGAGGGTGTGACTGAGAATATTATAGTCGGTAAGATGTCCAAGGTTGGAACTGGTAAAGCTGGTATATTTTACAACTCTCAAGTTTTAGAGCATGTGAATTAAACAAATCCATTCTTAGCGCGCTCCTCTGGTGTCCTGATTAAATAAATAAAACCAAGGAATACAACTGTTGCGAAAACAGCATATTCCACATCCTGTGTGGCGCCAAGGGCAACGAGGAAAAGGGAGAGGAATCTAAAGAACCTGTTCTTGAGAAGACCTTCGAGAGCAGCTGGCATTTCAATGGCTCCTCCAGAAAAGAGACCTTGATATAAAATGACAAGTGTAAATACTATGGGCATGCGGATATACCTTTCTAGAGGTTGGCTGAAGTTCTTGAAAGCGTTGGCATTCATCAAACCGAGTGTGTCTTTCCCCATATTTGTTATTATATATAATTAAAAAATTTTACAACATCCGAATTGTATTGGATACCATCCGGGTTGAATACCCGTGCAACGATACATGAATATATTCGCACCATCTCTACGGATATCACCTTCGTTGCCTTCTTCATCTGCTTCAAGTTTATAGTCTTTAATATTGAGTATATGATTTATATTTACTTTATCTTTTCTAAAATCTCCATGGATGAGGGTTTTAAAGTCATTATTTGCAATAAACAATTGATTATCTTTATTATTTTTTAACCCTGCTCCATTTCCAATATAAACGTTAGTTCTATTTTCATATCTTTTTTCAATATCAATCAAAGGAGGGTTTGGTGAAATATCCAGGTTGATATTCATAACACCTGCTTGTCTTAAGCGAGTTACTAGTTCTGATCGGGGACCTTGAGAGTCTATTCCCATTGCTAATAATTCTGCTCTTAATCTTGCTACTGCAACCTGTTCTACAGATGTCATACTTATTATTAATGAATTAATTTATTTTGTAATTTATACTTGGACATTTTCTTCTTGATGTTTGCTCTCTATA